ACCTCTTTTCATATGTTTTTTTGTTTTAAAAATTATATTTTCAATATTTTTTATATATAATTGATCTTCTTCATCTAACTCATTTATTGATAAATATTTATTTCCTAGATAGGTATATCTATTATAGTTACCCTCCGAATATATTTTATAATATTTTTTAGTACAAATTATATTTTTAATAAACCCAATTCCAATTATTTGATTTATTGAATTGTTACATTCCAATACACATATTGGATATTCGGGAGCCAGGTGTTCGCATACTCTTACAGGAACACCATAAATACATCCTGATATATTTTGTTTTTGTTTATATTCTTGATTTTCTCTCCAAGTATTATTATTAAAGCGGGTTAATCCAATTGAAAACATTTATTTGAGAGAAAATATTTTTTATTTATAGACATTCAATTTTATATAGAACTCTTTTTTTAGTGCCTTTTATTCAGTAATTTTTAAATTATAAAATATTCCGTTTTGATAGATATGAACAACAAGGCAAAATTCGGGGAGGTATTTACACCTCCCTATTTTGTACCTCAATTCTTTCAACAAATACCGGAGGATGCCTATTTACAAAAGGATTGGAAATGGTTAGATGTTGGTGCAGGACGAGGTGTATTTGCCTTTTTGTTAATTGATAAATTAATGGAATCCTTACAAGTTTTTTTTCCTAATAAACAAGAAAGACAACAACATATTTTAGAAAATATGATTTATGTAATTGAAATAAATGATGAACATATTCCTTTCCTTCAAAAAAACTTTAAAAATGTTATTCATCAAGACTATCTTACTTATCAATCAATTCATTTTAATGTTATTTTTGGCAATCCACCATTTAATTGCAATGGTCTTCTTAAAGTTCCTACAAATCAGATATTATCCAAAAAACAAGATGGTAAGGCTGTCTGGAAAGATTTTGTGTATCATTCATTAAGTTTATTAGAGCCAAAAGGATATCTTTGTTTGATTACTCCTACCTTATGGATGAAACCTACAAAAGATAAAATACATAATACTTTATATTCTTATGCCTTATTAAAAGTGAAATGTTTTACTAATACAGAAACAAATAAATGTTTCGAAAATGAAGCTCAAACCCCTACTTCTATTTGGTGCCTTCAAAAAGATTCTCCGAAGAATGTTGTGGAAATTTATGATAAACAGGTAGAAGATTATATTGAATACCCCCTTACCGAATCATTACCGGTATTTGGGGTATCTATTTTAAAAAAAGTAATGTCTCATCTTAAAAATGCAGGACCATTGAAAGTAAAAAAAACTAATTTACCTGCCAAACATAACTCCCTTCAAGTTCAGCCTGATTCTATACATAAATATCCAAATATTTCAACTTGTATATTAGCAAAAGAGGAGGCGGAATTGGTAATTCATTATAGCAAAGAACCTTGTAGTTTTTACAAACAACCAAAACTTATTTTAGCACACGGAATGTATGGTTTTCCTTTTTTTGATAAAGAAGGTAGTTATGGAATAAGCAATCGAGATAAATATGTAATATTAGATAAGTCAGATTATGATTTTCAACGAATTTCTGATTTTCTTTCAACATATACGGCGTTATATTTATTTGAATGTATGCGATATAGAATGAAATATTTGGAAAAATATATATTTGATTATATTCCAGATATTTCTAATTTGAAGGATTTTCCATATTTAATTAATGACGAGACAATTGCCAACTATTTTGATTTTTCAAAACAAGAAATCGATTACATTCAAAATCTACATAAAAAAAATTATTCTTTCAAAGTAAATACTCCAGCAAAATATGCCCAGAAGAATATGCCTACAAAACATTTTGAAAATAAATCCAGTATGTTATAAGCAACATTTCTGAACCCCTCTTCCATTTCATAGAATACCCCATAGAATGTCCAGAGAATTAGGAAACTATAATAAATCAAAGCATTATCAAAATTATATTTTTTGTATAAAAACTCTTTATAAATGTAACCAAATAATCCAGCAAAGAAAAGGAATCCAACAATATTAGCGCTTCTTTTTGAAGTAAAATAAGCTCCTATTTCACCCAAATAACCTGTCATGATCATTCCAAAATTTAATAACAAAATAAGTAAATATTTTGAAAATGCTAATTCGGTTTTAGAATTATAAACAAGAGCTAAACATAACACCAATAACATAATTGGTGTTGTTATCATCCAATCTGTGTATCTTGTTTCATTAATTTTTTTATAATCTAAACCTTCTGTTTTAATACGATCAACAAATTGTCCATAAAAATACGCTGCAACTACTGATATACAAGTCTCTAAATTTAAAATATTTCTTACCTTACTATCTTCTGTTCTCATTGCTTCAATAAATGTAATGGTTCCTGTAGTCAATAAAAAAACATAAGTGATATAAAAAGTCATCATTACATTTTTATCCATCTTTTGAAAATCTTTTTCTTTTTCTTCGTATTGTTTAGTTAATTCCATTTATTTATACAAGCTATATAGAAAAAAATTGAATAAACGATGAATGAACACGACAAAAAAACAGGGGCAAACAAACAAACAATATTTTTTATTTTTTCATAAAATACAAATTAAGACCTATCTCTTACCTAGATAGGGAGCAATCCCTTCGAATTCCCAGTTTGGTCTTTGGCCTCTACTTTTCAAGAGCTCTTGACGCTTTTTCCAAGCTCTTTCGTAATCTTCCTGAGTAGGCATATAAAAATTCTCATCTTCATCTTTAGTGTTTTCCTGTTCATCAGGTTTATCAGATGAGACCCTATCGTCTCTTTTCAGAAGTGGAGGGAATGCTACAGAAGCATTCACTTGCGATTCCAAATCCTGTACTCGTTCTTGAAGTTGAAAGATTGTCTTTTCCATTTCAACTTGTTCTTTGGTGCGAGGGTTCTTGTTAGGGAGAACCTGCCAGTGCCACGGGTCATCATAAACCACCCGGGCATTTTGAGAAGGATCTACTATCCTCATCTGAAGATTTTGAGCGGTGTCTGTGCAATACCACTCCCTGAAATGAAGGAAGGCTGCCTTGAACTCCTTTCCATTCTTACCTACCTTAGGCACGAAATCAACGCGCTCTACCTCTCCGATCATAAGATCTTGAAAGGTTTGTTTCACCCTGTCCTCTGTGATGTTGGGAAACACATGAGGGATGTAGATGCTGAGATTCTGAGGAATGTATAGACTTTCCATCGTTTTGGTTGTTGTATATAAATATATTCTTAGGATAAGTTTTATTTCAATTTTATGAAATGTAAGTGTATTTTGAGAGAAGTAAAAATTAAAATTGAAAATTATTTACTCTTTTTTTTACTATAAAATTAAAATGGTGAGGACAAGATACCTACTAGATGAGTTATTGATAGGAGTATGGATTTGTGATATTCTATATTGGTTATTTTCACTTGTAAAAGTATATTTATTAATTATTATTTCACATTTTACCTGCGTACATTTATATACCTTCTTCTGTACCCCAAAAACATTAGTTGGATTTTTAATGTCACCTTTTATGACCCAAGCACCTCATTGTGTTGGACTACAGTGGATCATTTCTTATACTCATAAAGCAATTCAATCTATGTGGATCACATTTGGGACTGGGTGTATTGGGTTACTTACAAATTTATCTAAATAATATAATCTAATTCTAATTTAATGTTTCCTTATTTGTTCCACAAATATCATAATTCTTTGAGTAACCCTAATGAACCCATATATTATAAAGAATTAAAGAAGGAAAATGAAATTAATAAAAAATTAATACAATCTATTCATTGTTTTAATCTAGAACATTTTGAAGAATTATTTACTATTTTTATTGAATTAGGAAAAGATCATTTTTCAACTATTGTAACTTTTTGCAATGGCGAAATTGGTCATTTAATAAATAAATATCCTACTATTACTTGGCTTCAAATAAAAAATAAAGGATTTGATCTGGGAAATAAATTTGTTACCGTCCAGTATTTAAAAGATAAATCTATTGATTATAATTATATTTTTTATTTACATTCTAAAAGTGATCTGAATAGGAGAAAATTGTATTATCGTTCTTTTGTTCAAAATTATGATTTAATGATTCATTATTTAAAAGAAAATCCTAATTTGGGCGGAATTTTTCCTGATTTATTAATACGAGCTCCATATTTAAATGATTCATTACCACCTTATGTTTGTAAAGAACCTAACTATACAGTTAATAATCATTATATGAGCGAACTAAATGAATATTTAGGTTTTTCAGTAAATTATTTTTTTACAGAAGGTAATTTTTTTGTCATTCACAAAGATATTGCTTCAAAAATATACAGTGATTTAAAAATTTATAATTTACTGAATGAAGAATATTCTTGTGATATTAATTGGGTAAAGAATTATTATAAGTATAATTCAGTGGTAGATCCAGCAATTATTTATGAACAATACCAAAAAAAAAATCATTGTGGAAGTAGTTTAGAATTACATTTGAGAGAAAATCGCAAATGGGGAGACGCAATGATTGAACACAGCTTAGAACGAATTGTATTGGGTGCAGTTATAAATATGAATAAAGATTTCAAAATTTTACCTATTCGTCCCTTAAAAGAGGAATATATAACTAAACTCGTGGATATTATTAAACATAAAAAATATGACGATCCAAGTTTATTAATGGACCCTTATTTTTATGTTAAACATAATAAGTTATCAGATACTTTTAAAAATGTAAGACAAATTAGTCATCATTATATAAAACAAGGTCAATACAGAGGATTATTATTTAATCATTATTTGTTATAGTGTTGAAGAGTCAATTCTACAGAACTCTTTGCTTCCATTCTATATTTAAATAAATCATCGACAGGTTTATTACCTTCAGTTGCCTTTGGTGGATTATCTATTTTATCAAAAACAACAGAATCATCTACATGGCGTCTATATAATTTTAAAATTTCATTATCAGATATAGTTTCTTTATTTACTAAATCGTATGGCCCTTTGAAATCTCTTTTAATAAGAGAATATGCATAAACCAAAAGTTCGTCTAATACACTGATTTTTTCTTGTTGAATATTTACTTTTTTTTTCGCTAATAATTTATCAATATAATTTTCAGGATGAGTTTTATTCCAAATTGGACGAACCACTTCTATGTATAGTATATTCTCTAATATTTTCAATTCAGGAAAGGCTAATCCTACATAATTGAATTTGATATTCTGAGAATTACTATAAAAAGATATTTCTAATACTTTATGTTGATTACTACAACATAAAATATGTGTTGGTTTAACTTGATCTATTTGTTCTTCGTAAGGTTTGTCAAAAGTTGCTAATTCGAATTCTATTTTTTCCTTTTTCATATATGAAAGCAAGAAACCAGAAATCCAATGATCAGGTTCAAAAACGAGAAACTTCATTATAGAATATTAAAAGAAAATACTTATTTCCTTTTTTTGTTTTTTGGTAATGTAATCTGTTATCAAGGGGCATTTTGAATAAAAATATTCATAAAATGATGTAGATAATGTAAATCGTTCTTTACTCAATTTAGGATCACATTTAATATTTACAATTTTATCAGCACATTTTTCTAAGATGGCATGCTCACCAAACATCCACCAATCATTATAAGTCTTTTGTCGAAATCGTTCAACAGGAATACCAATTCTTTTTGCCTGCATTCCTGCTAATTTTTGTTCTACTTGTTGTATATATTTTAAATAACTTTCTACCTTGGCTTTTTCATCTGATACTCCAAAAGAAATTTGATGTTGCATAATTTTTCCAAAAGGTAACATATATCTTTTCTTACAGGCTTGTAAAATAGCAAATCCCATACTATACGCCTTTTCAACAATACAAGAAATATTATTTTTAGAAACTTCACTAATAATTTTGTACCCTTCTTCAACGGAACCACCATGGGTATCAAGAAATAGATACAATTTATTATTGTGATTTAGGTTATGTAGATTAATGAGTAATTGATTTACTGTTTGTTTGTTGATTTCTCCTTTCAAAATAAGAGAATTTGTAGAATTCAAAGTAATCATGGGTTGAGCAAAAGTCAATAAGGGTAGCAATAATAAAAACCACATAGTTGTATTTTATTATAATTTTTTATTTTTAAATGCTTCATTCAATATACTGTATTTGATCTGCACTTCCTCTATAAAGTCCTTGTTTTAATCTAATTTGATCATACCAATGTCCTATAAAACCAATAGTTCTTCCTAGTACAAAAAAAGCATTCATAAAATCATTATTCACAATTTCTTCTATCTCTTCTTCCTTGTAAATTGATTGAAACGCATCTAACATGGAATTGGCTATAAATCCATCTACATTTAAAATTAAATTATTACGCTTTTGGAGTGTAAGTTCTTCTACATTAAATGCGTATTTTACAAAATCTGTGGAAGGAAAATGAGTTTCTACATAATTTTTAAGTATCTCAACTCTTTTATCCGGATTTTCTTTGGTTTTGATTTTATGCCCTATACCACTTATCAGTTGATTTGTTTTTTGCATTTCTTTAATAAATTCTTTTGGGGTCCATTTTTCTTTACTTGCTTTTAAAAATTGTTTAGCTGATTTATTTAATGCTCCTCCAAAATAATCTCCTATTGTTAATAACCCAGAACAGAGCGAACTAATCATGTCTTTTCCAGCTCTACTTGAAATTATAGTATTCTGGGCTCCACTTACAAGAGCACCATGATCTGCTGTTATTTTTAAAACTAATTCGATATAATTACTAAACCATTCAGGAAGATCTTTTTTGAACCAAAGGTGACCAATTGTATTTCCTAATCCTTTTTCAACAATACTGGAAATTGGTTGTTGATTATATAATAACTCATCTCCTAGTTCATTTGAAATACTAGAATAAAAGGAAGGTAACTTACGATTTGGGTTTATTACTTTATTTAATTTTACAGGCTTTGATCCAAAGTAAGTAGGATCAATTTTCAAGTATGTTTCTTTTATATATTTTGATAATTCTTCAAATGAAGGTGGGACGATAATTCCATTACTTTTCATATATTGATTTTTAAAAACAGCCGATTCGTATTGACAAGTAGCACTTGCTCCGGCATGTCCAAATTGTATATCTTCGGATAAAAATTCAGCTGCGGTACCCATACACCATCCAATAATTGGTTTGGTTATTTTTTTTTCTTTTACTGCATTTGCTACAAGTAATTCTTGAATTCCACCAATTTCTCCTAGTAAAATTATCATAGTTACCTTTGGATCTTTTTCATAGGCCAATATGTAGTCTATAAATTGCGATCCAGGCCAACGATCTCCACCGATAGATATACCTTGATAAACCCCTTTTGTATTATCACTTACAATTCTACATAATTCGTTTAATAATCCTCCCGACCTAGTTACAAATGCTACCGGACCGGAAATGGTTAATCGTGAATCGATTATATTCTCTAGAGAACCACCGGTATTTCCAATTCGAAATTGACCTGCTTTAATTCCCCCAACGGTAGCAGGTCCAATTACCAAAACTTCTTTTTTTGATGCCTCCATATTAATTTTACGAGTAAATTGTTCTGGAATGCCTTCAGCTATTAAAACTAATTTTTTAATAGATTTAAATTGCAAACAGTGCATTGCTGTTTGATAAGAGGCCCTATATGACATAAAAGATATAACAGTATCGAAATTATGATGTTCAATTGCTAGTTCTAAATGTGGATATACATTTAATAAAAAGGTTTGATTACCCCAAAAGAAGGGTTCTTTTTTTATTTTAGACATTCTTGGATCTACCACAGCCACTACACTTCCAGAATCCTTATTACTTATAAAATCAAAATCTAACATGCGTTGGATGGCATTTTTATGGAAACCATATAAAATACTTTTTGTGTTTCCTGTAAATAAACTATCTACCTTTTTCTCTCTAATCGGAAAATCTAATGTTTTTAAAGATTGGATGTTTAATAAATTATCTGATAAATCTTTTATAGGCAGTGCTTTTGATACAATATCGGTAATTGGAGATTCTGGACCATGAACATAATTTTCTATTTTGTAGGAATCTAATACCTTTTTTAAATTATCTAAACCCTTTTTATAATTAGGACCTCCTCTTCGTATCCATACGACTGTA